GGATATCAAACTCTTTATAATGCTTCATCTGCGGCAAGTAATACTGCTCATGGGTATAATGTTTTATATAATACTACTACAGGTTCAAATTCAACAGGAATAGGAACACAGTCATTATTTAACAATACTACAGCAGGTAATTTAACCGCTGTAGGTTATCAATCCCTATACAACAACACCACCAATGTAGCCACATTAGGCACTATTACAGGTGGCACAGGATATACCGCAGGAACATACACAGGTGTTGTAATGACACTTTCTAGTGGTTCTGCTGCTACCACATACCCAACTGCTACTATCGTAGTTTCAGGTGGTGCAGTAACAACTGTAACACTTACATCTAATGGTGTAGGATTTAAAGACACAACCACAGTATTAACAGCACCTGCTGCATCTATCGGTGGAACAGGTAGTGGATTTAGCGTTCCTGTAGCATCTTTAGCAAGTGGAACAGGTAATACTGCGGTTGGATATCAAGCATTAACAAATACCACAGTTGGAACTAACAACATGGGTTTAGGTTATCAAGCAGGATTAAATAATAGCACAGGTATTGGAAATGGATTTATAGGTTACGCAGCAGGACAAGGTAATACTTCAGGCAGTTATAATATGGGTATTGGCTTTCAAGCTTTATATACTCAATCAAACGGAAGTAACAATATAGCTATTGGGTATCAAGCAGCTTACACACAATCTACAAATAGTTTTACTACAGCAATTGGAACGCAAGCACTTTACTCAAATTCTACAGGTGCATCTTGCACAGCAATAGGTGGTCAGGCTTTATACAACAATACAGGAGCTAGTAATACTGCAATTGGATATCAAGCAGGTCGTGGTCAATCACCTTATGCTAATGCTAATACAAGTGGCACAAATAATGTTTATATTGGATACCAAACTGTAGGTTCTGCTGCCACTAACACCAATGAAATGGTTATTGGGTATCAAGCAATAGGACTTGGCTCTAACACAACAGTAATAGGTAATAGCTCTACAACACTTACTAAAGCATTTGGTGTTATTACATCAACAGTTTATACAGTAGCTACTTTACCATCAGCTTCAACATCAGGTGCAGGTGCAAGAGCATTTGTTACAGACGCTTTAGCACCTACTTTTGGTGCAACAGTTACAGGCGGTGGTGCAGTAAATATACCTGTTTATAGTGATGGAACTAACTGGAAGGTCGGATAATGAATTACACATGGACTATTGACGCTATGTATGTAGTGCAAAACCCTGAACCTAATTATGTTGTCAATGTAATATGGACATTATCAGGCACAGACGGACAATATACTGCAAGCATACAAGGCAATACAGAATTAGCAGTAAACCAAGAACAAACTGACTACATTCCTTATGCTGACTTAACAGAAGAAATTGTTATAGGTTGGGTGCAAAACGCATTAGGCCCTACAGGTATTTATAACTACGAACAAAACATTGTAGGCCAAATAGATTCTATGATTAACCCACCTGTGAGTCCTGAACAAGCACCATTACCATGGATTCAAGCATGATTGATTTTGAATGGAAAATAATAGAAATATCTAAAGAAGATGACTTAATTGTTCATGCTAAATACAAAGTTATTGCTCGTGATAACGATATTTTAGTAGAAACAGAAGGGAATCATTGGTTTAGTAATAAAGTATTAAATATCCCTTTTAAAGACGTAAAAGAAGAAGATATTATTGAATGGATTGAAAATGAATCTATCATTAATGACGAATGTCATATAAAATCTAATTTATCCAAGCAAGTAAAAGAATTAAAGATAAATCGCAAATCTCAATTACCTTGGAAACCCCAAGTATTTAACGTAGGTGAACTATGACCAAACCAATAGACATTATTTCAGGCGCTTTAAAAGACATTGGTGCATTGGCATCGGGGGAAACTCCAGCTCCTGAAGATGCTCAAGACGCATTTTATATGCTTAATGATATGTTAGATCAATGGTCTAACGAAGATATGATGGTTTACTATAAATCAGAAATAGTATTTCCTATTACGCCAGGTCAAACTCAATATACTATTGGCCCAACAGGTCAAATTGGTGCAGTTATTACAGGCTCTATTAGTGGAAATATCTTAACTGTAACAGGTATTACTTCAGGCGCTATTAATGTAGGTCAATTTTTATCAGGTGCAGGTATTACTGCTGGCACTACTATTACTCAAATGCTTACAGGCGCAGGGGGAAATGTAAATGAACTTGGCACATATCAACTTAATATTAGTCAAACAGTTTCATCTACAACCATTAACCTTTACTATCAACGACCACTTAATATCGATTCGTGTTTTGTTCGTATTAATACTAATTCTAATGGTGTTCCTATCATCAATGGGGGATTAGATTATCCAGTTGCAGTATTAAACCTTGAAGATTACGAAATGATTGGTTTAAAGACATTAAATGGCCCATGGCCTAAAGCGCTTTACTATCAACCTGCTGAAACATTAGGAAACATATTTGTATGGCCTAACCCATCTCAAGGTGAAATGCACATGTTTACAAATACATTATTCTCTAGGTTTACATCGCAAAATGACGTATTAAACCTTCCACAAGGCTATAACATGGCTTTACGCTGGTGTTTAGCTGAAAGACTTATGCCTATGTTTGGTAAGAGTTCACAAGTTCAAATGGCAATGATTACAGGATTTGCAGCACAAGGAAAAGCAACAATTAAACGCACCAATATGAAACCTGTGCAAAGTGCAAGATTTAACGATGCACTATTATCTAGCCGACAAAAAGACGCTGGTTGGATATTGACAGGTGGATTCTTTAGATAATTAAAAGGAAAATATAATGGCTTCAACAACATTCGTAGATGGCTCAAGTGTCATATACTCATCATGGCTAAATGACGTAAACTCAACCGTTTATAATGGAACATTTCAAGCCGCCACAATACAACCTACTAATATCGTAGTTAATGGAACAGTATCAGGCACAGGATTTACTAATCTTGTTAATTCAGGTTTAACTGCCCCAGGCCCTATTGGTAACGGAACGCCAAACACAGGTGCATTTACTACTCTTACAGCTAACAGTCTAACATTAAGCACAACACCTTTAGCGGTAGGATCAGGCGGAACAGGTTTAACATCACCAGGCACTTCAGGTTATGTTTTAATATCTAATGGAACAACATGGACACCGTCACTTCTTTTATCTAAAGACACTAACGGTTACCTTTACAGCCCTGTTGCAAATAACAATAGCGGACTATATTCATCTAATTTAATTTATAGTGCTAACGGAACTTCAGCAGGTCTTAACATTACGCCTTATCAACCTGTCTTTACTAGCGCAACTTCTACTGCTTCATCTATCAGCACAACCACTTTAACAGTAGGCGGAACAGTTACAGGCACTTTTGCAGTTGGTCAAGTTATTACAGGCACAGGTGTTACTTCAGGCACATATATTACTGCTTTAGTATCAGGCACAGGTGGCGCAGGAACTTATACTGTAAATAACTCACAAACAGTTGCATCTACTACTATTAACGCATCACACGCTATAAATTTACAAGGTTCTACATCTTATCAATTTGAATCTGTTGTATCTTTATTAAAATCAGCAGGAACAACATCTCACACAGTTGCATTAGGATTTGGTGGTTCAGCTACTTTAAATAACATTAATTATATAGCTCTTGGTCAAAATAGTGCATCAAGTTCATCTTTAGCTGTTGCTAACAATAGTGCGTTTGTATCAAGCGCAACTCCAACAGTTTTAACAAATGCAATTACTTCTGCAACTGAATATGTTTATTTTGTATTAAGAGGAACAATATCAGTCAATACAACAGGCACGATTGCCCCTATTTATGCTTTAAGTGCTGCTCCTGGTGGCGCTTATACAACTCAAATAGGATCGTATTTTAAAATATCACCTGTAGCAGTAGCCGGTGCAGATGTAAACATTGGGTCTTGGGTATAACACATGGCAGACTTTGGCTTTGTTGGCCCTAGTTACGAAGCTCCTTCCATTTATCAAGATGGACAGGAATGTATTAATTTTCGTGCAGAAGTTGACCCATTAAAAGAACCTGGCAGTAGAGGCGTTGTATCTCTCTATCCCACACCTGGCTTAACATCTGCTTTAGTATTTCAAAACAATCAACAAGTTCGTGGATTAAGAACATTATCAGGTGGTAATTTTATGTTGGCTGTAGTCGGCCCATATCTTTACTTAATCAATAATACTTTAAATGCCACGATTGTCGGTCAATTATCATCATCTGCAGGCCCTGTAAGTATTACAGACAATGGCGTATATGCCTATATTGTTGATGGAAATAACCGATATTCATGGAAAATATCGCAACCACTTTCAGCCACTTTTATTGGTTCTTTATCAGGAACAACCCTTACTGTTGTATTAATTAAAAGTGGTGTATTGGCAACAGGAATGTCTATATTTGGTTCGGGTCTATCTTCTGAAACAGTTATTACAAGCCAAACATCAGGTGTGCCAGGAAGTGTTGGCACTTACACAGTTAATCAAACTCAAACTGAAACAGCCGAAATTATCAATGCTTCTACGGTAGGTTGTAATTTTATCGGTTCAATTAACGGAAACATATTAACTGTATCAAATATTGTAGAAGGTAATCTATATCTTGGTCAAACAATACAAGGGCCAGGCGTTACTTTAGGCACAGTTATTACTGCTTTAGGCAGCGAAACTGTTTTAACTGCAGCTATCAATACTGCTGGCACAGGATACGCTGTAAATGACGTTATAACAGTTTTAGGGGGTATTTATGGCAATTTCCCTTCTACTTACACAGTAAATTCAGTTAATGTTGGCGTAGCCACAGTAGGCACAATTTCAGGTGGTTCTTCTTATACAAATGGCACTTATTATAATGTTCAAATGACTTATGTAAGTGGCCCAGTTGCGACCACATATCCAAGCGCTACAATTGTGGTATCAGGTGGCGCAGTAAGTTCAGTTTCTATTACATCACCAGGTTTAGGTTTTACAAACACAGGAACAGTATTGTCTGCCCCTAGCACATCAATTGGTGGCACAGGATCAGGATTTACTGTATCAGTAGCAACTTTAACTAGCACAGGTGCAGTTACATCATTAACGCAAACAAGTCCAGGTCAATATACTTCATTACCTAACAATCCAGCGTCTACATCAACAAATGGCACAGGCACAGGATTAACCCTTAATTTAACTTTTGGTTCAGGTTCAGGTGGAACAGGTAATTATGTTTTAAATAACTCTCAAACTGTCGCATCTCAAACAATGTTTGGATTGAATTTTAGTATTATTCCTTCATCTGATGGCGCATTTCAAGGTGCTAACACAGTTGATACTGTAGACAATTATTTTGTATATAACGACCCTAATTCACAACAATGGGCAGCTTCCAATATTTTAAGCCCTATAACTTCAGCTTTAAGTTTTTCATCTAAAGACGGATCGCCTGATAACCTAGTTTCTCTTATTGTAGATCATAGAGAAGTTTATTTAATGGGTGAAAAATCATCAGAAGTATGGGTAGACGTAGGAACATTTCCGTTTCCTTTCCAACGTATTCCAGGCACATCTACTCAACATGGTATAGCGGCTCAATTCTCGTTATCTAGAGTAGGTAACTCATTTGCTTATGTTTCTCGTAACAATCGTGGTCAAGCTCAAATCATGCAAATGAATGGCTATATCCCACAAAGAATATCAACTCATGCTGTGGAAAATACTTTAGTAGATCAATATGTAGATGACGCAATAGCATGGACTTATCAATTAGAAGGACATGAAGTTTATGTTGTTTCTTTCCCAACAATAGATTTAACTTGGGCTTATGACGCAACTACTAATATGTGGCACAAATGGCTATGGGTAGACAATAACAATGTTTATCATAGACACAGAGGCAATTGCTCAACTGTATTTCAAGGTTTAGTTTATGTGGGTGATTGGCAAAATGGTATTCTTTACCAATTAGACTCTAATAACTATACTGACAATGGTCAAGAAATTAGACGTTTACGCAGAGCGCCACACCTTGTTACAGACTTACAACGTCAATATTTAGAAGAATTCCAAATACAATTTCAACCTGGCGTTGGTTTAAATGGTCTTTCTAAAACCACTTATTCATCTACAAGTGCTGTTGCAGGACTTGCAATTGCAGGTAGAGCTATTGCAGGCACATCATCACTAGAAACTGTAGGTGCTAACCCACAAGCTATGTTACGTTGGTCTAATGACGGAGGTTCTACATGGTCAAACGAACATTGGACTTCTATTGGTCAAATAGGTAAATATAAAAATCGTGCTATTTGGCGTAGATTAGGTTGGTCAAGAGATAGAGTTTTTGAAGTGGTAGTTACCGACCCTGTTAAATCGGTTATAATATCTGCTAATCTAAAAGCATCTGAAGGGGAAAACTAATGTCAAATGGTATTTATGGTTCAAATCAGACAAATCCTTACCCACAAGCTGAATTTTTAGAGCCTTCAAGCAAAAGACCACATAGAGCGTGGCAACAATATTTTTTAAATTTAGTTAACTTTAGTCATGCTGATACAGCAACTTCAGGCACAGCACAATTACCCCCT